ATGCAATATATTTTGGAACAAGGAGCCTGTCATGGAACGGTATTCAATTCCTGTCACACTTCCTTCGCAGCAAAGAAAAATCCTCTAACAGAAATACAGGAAGGCGAGCTTTATCTATGCCTGGAACACCGCACTGTCAGGGTTAGGGAACGGATGATCAACCTGACAAGTAAGGAGTTTGATATACTGGCATTGCTCATTGCCAATCCCAAACGTGTTTTTACTTACGAACTGATTACCGATTTGGTTTGGAAAGAGGATTGTGATTTCTATTCGAGAAAAGCGATTCATAATCATATAAGTAAGCTGCGTAAGAAGTTGCGCTTTGAACCGGATCTTCCAAACTATATTGAGAGTGTCGCCGGGATCGGCTATAAATTTGAACATCTATAACATGAGCCCACAAGGTGTTGTTTCCCCTTGTGGGCTTGCTTTTTGCAGCATATATTCTAAGAGCGGAATATGTAGAAAATTGCGAATATAAAGAGTAAAAAGCGAATATCTGCGGACTGATAAAGGAAACATAACCGATATAATTTTCTCCCAAGGAGGTATCAAGCAGCCGATTCAGGTTCCTCCTTGATGGGAGGAAATGCCTATGCGTCTATGCAACACAGATCTGCAGATAAACTGCTTTACATTCAGTCACCTATACGTCGTAGTCCAGCTCGTATGGATTGCGGCGTTTTTGGTTTCGACAAAGTTTGAGCATTTTCGCTGTCAACCTCCCGGAAAAATTTCATACTGCTGCTTTGGCGCGCCTGTTCTTTGTACGGGCGCGCTTTTTTGTACCCTTTTTTTAATCAGAAAGAGACTTAGACCTTATCGCTGCCGCAGCCCACCCTCTGATTTCGATTTTTGCCATCAACTCAAACATCGAAATTGGAGGAAATTACTATGAAGAAAATCAATCTTCGGGATTATTACCCGTATTATACACAGGACATGATCGTTGAGGTGCCGGATGAAGTTGCTTTGTTGCTTCGGGAATATATGTTGTTGGAAGAAGCCTATCGGATTCGTACATACCGCTATAAAGCATTTTACTCTCTGGATCGAGACGAAGGTATTGAGCGTGAGATATTGCAAAAGCCTCTTAACCCGGCAGAAATTTGGGAACAGCGCCAAATGACGGAGTTGATTTATAAAGGTCTTTCCAAACTTCCGGTAAAGCAGCGCCAACGAATCTATGCACACTTTTTTCTTGGCATGAGCAAAGCAGATATTGCCAAAGCGGAAGGAACACACAAAAGCCGGATCACCCGTTCTATCGAAGCCGGATTGCGTAGTCTGGAAAAATATTTCAAAGAAATTTTATAACAGACGGCAACTTTGCCCCTAAAAATGTACTGAATAGTAGAGGGACATATTCGGCGGGACAAGCTGGACGGGTGTGGTAAGGAAGCATATACATCCTCCCACCCCAACTGCAATATCAATTTGTCTGCCATGCCCCTTGCTTGTTCCTTGACAACCGAATATACGCTGTTACAGGTACTTCATTCTGTGTTCCGAGCGGCAGATGGGGCGGCGCGGTGACAGGCAGCCTAAGGAGGTGATGAATCCAGGCTGTCCGAGCGATAAACGCAACCTACGAAACCGGCTGTGGCAAGCCGGACGCGATAACGACACAGATCATAATGGTACTTCTTCACAGCTTCCTAAAGACTTGGGGAGAGTTCCTGCGGCGTTTGCTTGCTCTGGCAAAGCGGCGGCGTATGTGGGACTATGATGCGGTGACGCTACCCGCAGCCTGTAACAGCCCCGTCCTTATAACAGAAGGACTTGCCGGGGTGCGTGGCAAATACGGCAGTAAAATCGAAATCAGATATAATGGGCCGGATTTATGTGTGTAACAACCGTAGATCCGACCTATTCATGTGGTTTTGATAACACAGTTTTCAGAAGGGAGTTGATACTATGGAAATGAACACCATTGTCAGTGAAGTGGGTACGCTGGTAGACATTCGGGATGTTTCTGTCAACAAAGAACTTTCCCGTGATGAACGGATTGCAGAATTTGTTCAGCAGATAAAAAATCCATACCATTTTAAGTGTGGCCGTTTTACTGTACAGGCCAGCTTTTCTGCTGAAGGTGCTACCCTGGAAGAATGTATCAAGGGTATTTTACGATAGGCGCAATTTTAAGAAAGGGGCTGACTTTTCCGTAAAAGCATGGTAGAATAAGAATCGGAAAAGGAATTGAATATGGACTAACCACACTTCTTGAATTGCGGGGATTTTTCTGTGCAACGAAAGGAGTGTTTTTTTATGCAGGTTTACAAAGCGATTAAGTACATCCGTCTTTCTTATACGGATGATAAAACAGTAGAAAGTGACAGCGTTGCCAATCAGCGGCGCCTGATCGATGATTACATAGCCCGACACCCGGAAATTGAGGTTGTGGCAGAAAAAATTGACGATGGTTATAGTGGCGTTTTGTTTGATCGCCCGGCATTTCAGGAAATGATGCAGATGATCGAACAAGGCGAAGCTAATTGCGTGATTGTCAAAGACCTCTCCCGCTTAGGTCGTGAGTACATAGAAACAGGCCGCTATATGCGCAGGGTGTTTCCAGCCTATGGAGTGCGTTTTATCGCAATTAACGATAATGTGGATACGGAAAATGACGCTGCCGATGATCTCACGGTTTCTGTCAAAAACATTATGAATGAGGCTTACTGTCGGGATATTTCCGTTAAGACACGGAGTGCCCTGGAAGTAAAACGGCGCAGCGGGGATTTTGTAGGTGCTTTTACCATCTATGGTTATGTGAAAGTCGGCGATAAACACAAGAGCCTGGAAGTAGACGAATATGCTGCCAATGTTGTGCGGGATATTTTCAGAAAACGGCTGGAAGGATTCAGCGCTTCCCATATAGCGGATGAACTGAACCGATTAGGAATTCTTTCACCGTTGGCGTATAAGCGCAATCACGGAATGCCTCATGCAAAAGGTGGCTATACAGACCGAAAGGATTGCAAATGGTCTGCAACTACAATCATCCGCATTTTACAGGATGAAACTTACACCGGAACACTGGTCCAGGGCAAGCAGACAACGCCCCATTTCAAATTAAAAGAGCGTGAGGACAAACCTTCTTCGGAATGGATTCGTGTGGAGGGAACCCATGAGGCAATCATACAAAAGCACGATTTTGATCTGGTGCAAAGGCTCCGCAGGATTGACACAAGGACTTCTCCTAAATCGGATAAGGTTTACCTGTTTTCCGGCATTTTGATCTGCGGCTGCTGTGGCTGCCGTATGACCCGCAAGACGAACCGCTATAAAGATAAAGAGTATCACTATTATTACTGCCCGACCGGTAAAAAGAATGGCTGCACATCGTCGGTCATGCTGAAAGAGTCGGATCTGATTGAATGTGTACAGGACAGTTTGAAAGGACATATTGAAAATGTTGCTTCTCTGGATGCCCTGCTGTCCAGTATCAGTCAAGAACGGATTAACCGGGAATTGGCGCAGGAATATGCCGCACAGATCAGAGTAAATGAAAAGCGTGTGGCACAGACCGAGGGCTTTAAGGCAAAACTCTATGAAAATCTGGTGAGTGGAATTCTGACAAAGGAAGAATTTCTCTCTTACAAGCGAAAATACAATGCAGATATTGAACTGTTCCAAAAAGCAATCGCTGAATGGAACGAAAAACTTACAGATGTATTAGAAAACCGAAGCGAACGAAACCGTTGGATCAACCATTTTATGAAATTTTCTACTATGGAGGGTATTGACCGTCGGGCAGTCATGCAGCTTATCCGAAGCATACGGGTAATGGGTAAAGATGAACTGCATATTGAATTTAATTACCAGGATGAGTATCAGAAAGCAATCTCTTTGGCGGAACAGATTGCTACAAAAAACGAAGAAAGGATGGTGGGCTAAATGGCAAGAAAAAGCAGAAAACAGACGGCAGCTCCCATGCCGGCACCATCTTTGTATGTACATGTGGCTCTGTATATCCGTCTTTCTGTGGAGGATAACAAAAAGCGGGGCTGCTCAGTAGAAAACCAAAAGTTGGTACTGAATGACTTTCTTTCAGATAAACCGGACTTCGTTGTGTATGATACTTATATCGACAACGGAGCAACAGGGACAAATTTTCACCGCCCTGGATTTCAGCAAATGCTATCTGATATTGAAGCAGGCCACATTAACTGTGTGATTGTTAAGGATCTTTCCCGATTAGGGCGAAATTCTATTGACACAGGTTATTATATCGAACAATATTTTCATGCGCATAATGTTCGGTTCATTGCTGTTACGGATCAGTTTGACACAGCGGATTCCGGAAATCTTCATGGCGGTATCATGCTGCCTTTGAAAAATATGATCAATGAAGCCTATGCTCTGGACATTGGGCGAAAAATCAAAGCACAGGCGCGGCAGGCTATGAAAGATGGCGACTATATTGGTGCACGGGCACCTTACGGTTACAGGAAAGACCCGGATGATTGCCATAAACTTCTGATTGATGAAAATACTGCCCCTGTAGTAAAACAGATTTTTGAATGGGCACATGAACATGTGGCACTGAACCGGATTGTCCGCAACCTAAATGAGATGGGGATTCCGGCACCGAGCCATTATAAAAAGACCACTGGCGAGATTACCAGTCCGGGACTGATCGGAAGCGGCAAATGGCAGACCCGTACAGTGATGAAAATCTTAGAAAGCGAAGTTTATACAGGCGATCTGGTGCAAGGGAAAACAAAGATTGTAGATCATCAGCAGGTCAAGGCTGGAGAAGATAATCTGATTATTGTAAAATGCACCCATGAACCGATCATCAGCCATGAGTTGTTTCATGCAGTTCAGGAATACAGAAAACAGATCTGTGAAGAAAGCAAAGCAACTCCAAAACGTCCCTACACACCAAACATTTTCAAAGGTAAAGTGTTCTGTACTGATTGTGGCAGAAGCCTTCACAGGCAACGCGCCGAGCGCCGGAAAGGACCCGACACTTACTGGTTCCACTGCCTTACAAACAGCCGGGTAGAAAAAGATAGCTGCAAAGGTGCGATGATACAGGAGAAAGAACTGATTTCTACTGTTACGGATATTCTTGAAAAAGAGCTGACAGTTGCGCTGGGAATGTCGCTGCCACTCTTTCAGTTGGAGGCAAGACAAAAACAGGAAAAAGATAAGCTGAAAATTCAGATGTCGGCCAAACGACAGGAAATTGAAAAAACACGCCGGCTGATCCGTGGCCTATATGAAAATTTTGTACAGGGTATTTTGACAAATGACGAATACTTTGAATTGAAAGCGGATTATGAACATGCTATCAATGCTCTGTCTGGTGAGATTGAAGTATTTGAAAAATCTATGGACTCCCTGGACAACCAGCTTGCCAGATACCGTGCAATGGAAAAGGATGCAAAAACACTGGCACAGGATCATGTACTGACTGCAGAACTGATTGAACGGCTCATTGAACGAATTGAGATCGACCACGAGCGGAATATTCATGTAACCTTCCGTTTCAAAAATGAATTTCAGGGAAAGGCGGTGGAACCGTGCGCAACTATGTGATTGCCCTTTATATCCGTCTTTCTGTGGAAGATTTCAAAACCGAAAGTTTGAGTATACCAAATCAAAAACTGATTCTTCGTGAAAAAGCTATGTCTCTGCCGGAATGGGATAACAGTGAGATTTTGGAATTTATTGACAATGGTCATACAGGGACAAACTTTGAGCGTCCGGCGGTGCAGGAACTTTTAACAATGGTTCAGGCTGGAAAGATCAACTGTATTATTGTAAAAGACCTTTCCCGATTTGGACGTAACAGCATTGAAACCGGCTATTTTATTGAGCGGGTATTTCCTCTTTACCACACCCGTTTTATTTCCGTCAGTGATGATTTTGACACGGCTAATTTCAAAGGTGATACCGGAGGGATTGATATTGCTTTCAAGTATCTTATTAGCGAGTGTTATAGCCGGGATATGTCCATGAAAACCAAAAGTGCAAAATACGCAAAGATGCGTCGTGGAGAATATCAGAGTGTCATCTGTCCTTACGGCTATCGCAAGAGTGCAGACGGACGTATGGAACCGGACGAGGATGTTGCCCCGAATGTGCAGATGATATTTCAATGGGCGTCTGAAGGCAACACCGCAGCCGAGATCACAAGAAGATTGTATGCTATGAATATCCCCACCCCTGGGGAATATCGCAAACTTAAAGGCAAGGACTATTACAATGTTTCCCGAACAAACGGCGTTTGGAGTACATCAACGGTCCTGCGTATTTTAGAAGATCAAAGATATATCGGTACCTATGTAATTGGCAAGAGAAAGGTAAAAGAGATTGGCAGCCGACATACACAGTTAAAGGATGAAAGTGAGTGGTTCAAAATACCGAACCATCATCCGGCTATTGTAAGTGTGGATCTATTTGAGAAAGCCAATGCTTCTATTAAGCGTTTCTCTCTGTTAAATAAAAAGCCGCGTGATTATCTGCTCCGTGGTAAGGTATTCTGTGGATGCTGCGATCATGCAATGTCTCTACGAAATGGTGCGTGGTTTTATTGCCGTCATTCCGAGGTGGCTGAAACGCTTCCTTGTCATGGTGTGCGCATAAAGATGGCAGATCTGGAGCAGGTTGTATTTGAAACAATTCGGGCTCAAATGTGTCCGGCATTGGGAATTGATAGCAATAAGGATAAATTGGATTTGCAGACAGTCCAGCAGGCCGAACATGAAGAAAAACTCCGTTCTATTCAAGACAGCAAGCGGCATCTTTATGAGCAGTATGCACTCGGAGAGATTGATTTGGAAACCTATCGAACACGAAAAGCGGTTTATGACACGGAACTGGTACAAGCCAAAAATGTTCATGCTGTCATCACTGCACAGACAAAGCAGATAAAAAGTGATTATGAGATTAAGCTGAAACAACAGGAAATTGTGCAGGAAGTCGGAAACGCCAACATTCTGACAAAAGCTCTGATTGACCGGCTTATCAACAAAGTTTACGTCTTTCCAGGAGATCGGATTGAGATTGAATATGCAACACAGGATTTCTTAGAAACTAAGGAATCCGAAAAGGAGGTATAACCGTGAACACCCATTTGAAACAGCTATGGGCAGCTATGAAGCTGCCCAAAAACTTCAAAAAAAGTTATAAATTTTTTTGTCTTGGGCTTGACATACGGGTGACGAATGTCGTGTACTCTTATCTTTTTTACTCCGGTCTTTTGAACCACCTGTTTTAACTTATGCTGTACCGCTTCATGAACCATTGGAAAAATCCGTTCATCTTCGGGCAACTCATACAGTCTGCTAATATAGTCCTGAATCTCTTTTTTCAGAAATTCCGGTATGGAAATCGTACGGTTCGATTCTTCTGTTTTGGGAGATGTAATCACGTCCTCTCCATGCATACGGTAGTAAGTTTTATTGATATGAAGTAGATTCTTTTCAAAATCAATGTCAGCAGGTGTAATGCTGAGTGCTTCGCCTTCTCTCGCTCCTGTCCAGAATAATAATTCAAACAGCACATAATATTTGCTTCCCGGTTCTATTCCGGTCATAAACTGCCGATATTCTTCAATTGTCCAAAACTTCATTTTCTTTTTTGAAGTCTTTCCCATACGTTTTACTTTGTCACAAGGATTATCTGCCAGATTGTAGATATTCTTCGCATGATTAAACAATGCCGTCATCTGATTCTGTATTGTTTTCAGATAATCATCTGAATATCCTTTTTCAATAATCGTATTCTGCCACTGGATAATCTCTGCTGGTGTGATACTGTTCATCGGTCTGTCCTTAAAATACGGTAACAGTTGAGCATTCATCGTATCTCTTTTGTTCTTGATACTCCTGTCCTTCAATGACTGAGACTTGTCTCGGAAGTAGACTTCTACAAACTCTCCCATTGTCATATCCATGTCTGCTTTCGCTGTTCTTTTATACTCCGCTTCAAAATTTAATGCTTCTTTCTTAGTGCGGAATCCTCTTTTTACTTTTCGCTTTTTGGCTCCTGTCCAGTCCTCATAATAAAATGAAACATACCAGGTTCCTCTTTCTTCATCTTTGTATGCTGCCATACTTTCTCACCCCCTTACATTGCAATCTGGGAATATCCATAAAATTTCTTTTCCCAGAATGCCCTCGGTATCTTGCCCGCAACGGTTACATATCCCTGATCTGCAAGCTCTTTGTTCAGTTTGCGAAGCAGCTTGTAAGCATATCCAAGTGAAATCCCCATGCTCTCTGCAACTTCTTCCGCTGTAATCATATAGTTCTGTCTCTGCATATCATTTCCTCCTTGTCTATAATTATCATTTTCACTGATACTATATCATTTTAAATAATCATTGTCAATAATTTTTATCATCATGAATGATATTTTTCTATATTGTTGATTTTTATCATTTGTGATATACTAATCATAGCTTTTAAGGAGGTGGATAATATGCAGGAATCATCTATTTCAGAAAAAATAAAAGAGCTGCGAACTGATCTGAAGATGAATCAAAAAAACTTTTCCGCAGCTATTGGTATACGTCAGTCAACTTTATCCAGTTATGAAAATGGTGTGGTTACTCCCTCCAATGATGTGTTATTGACTATTGCTCAGAAATTTCATGTCTCACTGGACTGGTTATTTGGATTATCTGAAAATAAAGTACAGATTTCTACTCTCAGCGATATTCTTTGGGTTTTACTGCAGATGAATGAATCCAATGAACTCCGGTATGAACTGGATATAAATAATAAACTTCCCGGTGATATAGAAACAGAAACACAGAAATGGTATGCCGGACTTCGCTTTTATGGAAATGATCCTGAACATTCTTTAAACGCAGATATGTGTAATTTTCTTGCTGATCTGCAGGAGAACAGAGAAAGCCTGGAATCTTATTTCACAGGCAAAGATATGTTTGATATGTGGAAAAAGCAGACGTTGGAATACTACACTTCCAAACCTGTCACCCATAAAGAAATTGAAGAACTGGATTTTGAGACACGAATCCGTAAACGAGATGAACTTTTAACACAGAAATTTTCCAATAACGAACAGAAATAGTATCATAACAGTATCACAGGCAGATATGCGAAGATTTTCATTTTCTTCCCATACCTGCCTGTTTTTAATTTATTCGCTATTCTTTACAGCCTTATTTTAAACTTTTTACTCAACAGAAAAACCCCGGAAACCTTACGGTTCCGGGGTATCTTACGTTTGGACACATGTACCTTGCGGTACTCAATATATATTAGTCAGTGATTACTCGATGATTGTAGCAACACGTCCTGATCCTACAGTACGTCCACCTTCACGAAATTATTTCATCATTGTTTAGTGTTTTTTATTTAGTTTTCATTGCATTTCCTGCTTATTTTGGTTGTCTGTACTGTCATTATTTCTATTTGCAAAGAAAAATGACGACTGTTTGACGACTGCATTCCACTTTTAATATTTCTTTTTTTTGTTTCCAATTATTTCATCAAAACATATTAATTTAAAATTCAAATACTCTAATTCATCGTGTTGCATATGTATTGTTCGCGACATTGTAACTAATAAAATAATAATTCCCGTCACTACTAACGTGCCAAATGTTTTTTTCGTCATATTAAAATATGAATTTATAGGAACGTTTCCAATCATCAAAATAGCAATAGATATTGTCATTCCCCAATATGCAAACCTCACTGAAATAAAATCACTAAAATTATTTTCTTCAATACTTTTAATATTTACGAGAGTCGCTAATTTGTTTTCTTCAAGCTCTCTTGCTGTTTTTTTTCTTAACACTTTAATTATATCTCTTTTTAACTCTACATATGAATTTGCTGTTCCAATTTCATTCCCAAATTCTTTTTTTGCTAATTGGTTTATGATTTTTAGCGAGCCTACTCCATTTGGTGAAAAAATACCTTTCATATTTTCTTTATATTTCTCTCCTTTTAATTCTTTCTATATTCTACATATATATTCTTCAAATTTTTCAATTTTTGCCAAAATTATTCTAGAAATAACCATTGACTTTTCTATATTATCAGAGTATGATTAGCGTAGTCATTAAAAAGTATATTATTACTTAAATGATTATATAATATTTATGAGAACATAGAACATTAAATGTTCTTTAATAACAAGGGAAATGCTAGTAATGTTTTTGGTTTTACCAAGAAAGGTTTACTAGCATTTCTTTTTATTTATAATTCTCTCTAAAATCTAAACATAAAATGCATCTTTTAGCATTTGTTTCTTTTGCAATCTCGTTTCTATAATTTTCAAACAAATACACACATGCCTGTCTAAGTTCTCCCACTGTTAACCAATCCATATTTTTTAAAACCGCCATTGCCGCTTTTCTGCAGGTTTCCTCCCCTTGCATACATTCTAATAATTGTTCATATGTTTCAAATACCTGAACATTTTTTAATGTTTTTACAACATTTTTAGCTATTATTTTATTAATAGAATTATGTTCTTCTATGTACTTGCCTAATCTGCTATCTTCAGGTATTTTCTGATTTTTTGCATATTTAAACACTGGAAGTAATCTATTAATTGCTATTTTCTTAAACCTCTCCGAGCACATTGCTTCAGCATCAAACTTCTTATTATCAAAGATAATATCTTCAAATATTAAATCTTCTTCTAATAAACCATATCCATACTTGTTTAATATATTCTCCTTGTATCCAATCGCAATAGCTAATGGTTTAGCTGACAAATCCATATCTGTAAGATCATCAATTCCTACAATAATTGATTCTGCTTCTTTAGAAGACATATTTTGATCTACAATTGTTTTAACCACTCTTCTTGTTTCTCTCACTCTTATAGGTGAAATTCCTGGTGTAATTTCTGACAATTTATCGTATACCAATCCAAAATTGTCTGTCTGTATTTCTATAAACGGAATTTCTGTTCCATTTTTTGTCATAACTGTTCTCTTAATTTCAATTAATTCTGTTTCATCTTTTTTATAACTAATAAAAATAAAGTGCTTTCTTATCCCTTCTAACTGTGCCTCAGATAAACAACTTAAAAATTCTTCTATAATTTCTTTTATATTTTCATCTGTAAACGAATACCCCATAAAAATAATTGGAGCCTCTGCAAATAAGGTTAACATTTTAGCAATTATCAATTTTCTTGATTCTTTAAATTTATTATAATCATCCTCTGTTATAACTATTGATCTTGCATCTGTTGCGCTACCATGTATTTTATATATTTCTGCTATATCATAACTGTCTGCTGAAAACAATTCATGTTGTCTTACAAATACTTTGAAGTCATTTGGAAAGACATATTTTTCTAAAAAAGTATCATAATTTGTTGTTATAATTGCTGATACTTTATTTTTTAGATTTTTTAATTTTAGTAATTCTTCTTGCAATTTAGGAGAACGATTTAACTTTTGTTTTTTAAAAAAATCTGCTAAATACATTTTATACGGAGAAATCCCTCTTTTTACCCAGCTTGGGTTATTCTTATTTCCTATGTTCATTCTTATTTTTCTGTCAAAAAAAGCATTATTAAACTCATTTTCAATAAGACTCCCCATATATATATTAGTTTCAAAATCTGACATATTTTTTCTCTTACAGCTATCAATATGTTTTTGATACTGAAACGGATCTTGTTCAAATTTTGCAAATGACATTTCCAATAATTCCTGCCATGATGGATATTTGTATAAATATCTTTTTGGTATCCCTGAACCTATAAATAAAACAGGCGGCCTATTCATTTTCACAACTTCTTCTAATACCGTCATTTCTCCTCCTTTTATTCAATCTTCCTACTTTTTTTATATTTAGTTTGATTTTCATTTTTTTCTTTGTTATTAAGTCTTTTTATTCTGTCTTCTTCCTGTTGCACACGAGTTATTGCATAATTCATGTATTGCTCTTCCTTCTCAAATCCTATGTATCTTCTGTTACTTCTTATTGCTGCCACCATAGTACTACCTGATCCCATAAAAGGATCTAATACTATTTGATTCTCCTTTGTTGTTAATTCTATTAATGTCTTTAATAAATGTATTGGTTTTTGAGCCTCATGATATCCCCTATCTTCCTCTAATTCTTCCGTTCTTAAAATATTAGAACATACCTCTATTCCTGAATTCATATATTGATTCTCTTTTAAAGATAATTCGTTATACGCACCCACTTCATATTTCAACACATTGTCAGTTAAAGTTGTTCCTTGTGGATATGGTTTTATAAACCATAAAATAGGTTCAAACACTGGTCTTAGATTTCCTAATTTCCATCCTTCCCATTTTTTGCTGTTTTCCAAATCATTCCTTCTATCTAAAACACTAGATACTCTTTGTGCCCTATGTGCTGCATGGGATTTTTCCCATGCTATCATATCCTTAAATGTAAATCCAGCCTCTTCCATTGCACATATGCACCTATGCGCCAAACGCCTACCTGCAAAAATAAAACATGAAGCTCCCGGCTTCAACACTCTATACCACTCAGGTGCCCATTCAGCACACCACTCTTGATATTCTAATGGAATTTTTTTATCTGCTTCACTCCAACCATTTAACGGCTTTCCCCTTTTTTTGAAAACGGCTCCTGCCTTTTCTTGTGCGGGACTATGTCCTAATAATCCACAATTTGTATTTGAATGTAACACATCCCATTCATCCAAAGAAATACCATATGGTATATCTGATAAAATAAGATGTATTTTCTCCGTTTCAACCTCTTTTATAAGTTTTATACTGTCACCTTTTTTTAAATAACTCATATCTTCATCTATTCCTTGCTCTCAAGTCTCTTTATTAGTCTGTCCATTGTATCAGTCTTCTTTTTTTCTTCTTTAATCAGTAAATTAATAGCGTCTTCTCTTGACAGTTTCTCTATACTTGATATTTTATTGTTCAAAATATTTTCCTTTTCCCTTTTTGCTCTTCGTGCAACATATTTATTATATTTGCTTATTTGAGCATAAAAAAACTCTTTGTTAGTAGAAGTACGATTGCACAAATTATCACTAACCTTTTCAAAAAAATTCATTGCACGGTTATTTAAGCATGTTCGGCTTAATCTTGCATCATATGACCAAATTGGTTCTAACGAATATGTATCCGTTTCCACTATATTTCTGTCTATCAAAAATTTAAAATGCTCCCATGAAAAAAAACATGTCTTATTATTCAAAGCTTGCTCATATATTTGACTTTTTTTAGCTGGATATTGATACAGCGGGCAACACAATAATGCAAAAGTATCTGAATCACCTACCCAATTATCTCCTAACGCTCCTACTTTAAAATCTTTTTGATTTTTTGCTGTTCTTGACAATCGCATAGCTTTAGAATCTGCAACTAACGAATATCCGTGGTACTTACTTTTTGCCGAAACATCCGCACTATTTCCCCTTGCTTCTAAGACCTCTGATTCAAGCCCTACTTCTTTAAAACATCTAGCCAACACAATATCCGTCACCTTAGAATATACTTTTTCTTCAGTACTTGATGGTTTGATTGATTGAGGTATTGCCCCAATGTCTAATAAAATTTCACTTATTTCTTCTTTTTTTAATCTGTCCACATAAGCCATCAACCTTTTTGAAGCTTTTGAGAAATCTTCCGTACTATTTTTTTCTATTTCCTTTATTAACTCATCATATACCGACACAGTGCACCCCTCCTTGTAAACTAATCTTGTCTGTATTTTATCACATTTATTATGATTACTCTATATTCTTTTTATAATTACATATATGCACCGTTTAAAATATTACGGTTTTAATTATATTCAATTTTTATATATGCATTTGTATATGACCATTCTCTCTTTCCTCCTTCCCCATCTCTACAATCCTTTCATAATCTTCATCCTTGACAAATTTCCTAAAATATTCCAGTATAAACTCTGTCCCTTCCAACTCATAGATTCTTTCAGCTTTCTCATCAATCTCCTGATCCATACACTTTACTCTCCGTCTAAGATTTTCGTTTGCTTCTGCCAGTCTTTCTCTGTCTTCATTTGCCTGTCCCAGTTTCTTCTTCAATTCCATTGACTCTGCAAAGCAGCTTTTCGCCATTTTAACTATTCTCTTAAATATTCTGTTTAAACCTGCAATAAACGGCATTACAATCTTTTCTCTGTAAGATTTTGCACTCATCAGTCCTTTAGGTTCTTCCGGTCCTTTTATTACTTTATTTTCAAATTTCCGAATATCCTTTATTCCCCATTGTGCCACTGCATCTGCTTCTTTCAATTCTTTGTAAGTTTCTTCCAGCTTCTTATCGGCTCTTTGCTTTTCGGCAGTCTTTTTCAATATTTCATTATTCATAACCTCAACATTTTTTACTGCTTTTTCATATTTCTCATTTTCCTTTTTTACCTTGTACTCTACAACCGACAAATCATTATTCCGTCCTGTTTGTTTGCTTTTAAGAAACTCACCAAGCCATACGAATATTCTGTTATCCACACATTCTCTTATTTTTCCCTGCAAGACCTCTTCAAGAAATTCCTTTGTGCATACTTTTCTCTTTGACACTTGCCTTGATATTCCCTTTTTAAATCCGTCAGCTACGGGAACTGCCACCACGTGCATGTGTGGGCTTGCCTCATCATAATGTATTACTGCATTTGCCACAACAAGATTTGGTGCTTCCTTCTGTAACATATTAAGCATTTCCTTAAATGCCACATCCATCCTTCTTCGCTTGTCAGGATTCTTATCCCAGAACTCCTTGTCTCCTATCTGAAAAATAAGTTCCACTGCCATGTCCTTGTTTGACTTTGCAGTCTTTTCAAAATAATCATCAATCTTTCTGTCGTCCCTTGTCTGCTTTTTGTTATATTCCCTGACTGCTTCGTCAAACTGTTCCTTATATACTTTTTTTACATCCTGCACTAATTTATCCGTACCACATAATATTACTATGTTCTCCTTATCATAATCATTGGAGTGGTACTTTCGTAAATTATGCTTTGCCACACATGCCAGTTTCGCCTTGCTGTTAATGGCACTGTTCTTCTGGCTCAGATGGGCTGAATATGATAATCTTTCCATAATCTCACTCCTTCTCTTTTATTGTATTTACATGCGGTGACACCGCCACGTTCTCATTCTTCAAATGTCCCCCCGAGGTATATTGGAAACGTAAGTTTCTTATCAATTTGGCTCTGCCATAATTGATAACCCCCTAGCACTTTTGACAACCAAAAGTGCGGGGGCTCTGCCGAGGGCTTTATATCCTTACATTACCCTACTTATCCCACATCCGACTGTATGTGTGTATGCCTTATGTATTTATTACGCCCGGCTGTGAGACTTAACTTTACGACATTATGTCGCAAAGTACGATTATCGCCATAGCAACCTTTTCACCTACACTAACATGTAAAGCTATGGCTCAATCTTTATTTTCATTGTCTGCTCTACCACCTGCAAGTTCCACTTGCAGGTCTTTAACATTCAAGCCGGAAAATTACCAACGGAAATCCTCCGGGATTTCCTTTATATCAAGGTAATTTCTTCTTGCATTTTCTCTCTCCTCTACCGATTCGGCAGTCTTGCTTTCTGTATAAATGTTTCTCAAAATCATCTTATCCATCTTATCTTTAAGACCTGCCTTAATCAGTTCCTTTTCGTCTTTACGACCATATATAAAATACTGATATATCATTCGAAATAAATCCTCATCTATTTTTATCTGCTTAATCTTTTCAACCATACAAATCTCCTTTCCGTAAATTGAAAATGTAAATCGGCTTTAAAAAACCTTATTTTTTTAGTTTTATTTAGCCAATTTACAATTTATGATTTACAAATTTTAAAATCTCCCATAAATAAAGGGATTGTAGCCATTCAGATGTAAATTGGCTCTTTTTTTTACGTCATTTCCAATTTACAAATCCATCATTCCGATTTACAAACCACCCAATTTACATAACAAATTTACATTTTTAAAAGTAAATGACATCATATCACTTACTTTTTCCTGTCATTTCATCAGATTCAGTTTTAAGATTTTCCAATGTTTCCTGCTTAAAAGGAATGTCCTCATCCTTCTCTATTTTCTCAAAACCATTTTCCTTTTTTCTCTTCCATGCAAGCTGGGTTCCATATCCTTCCTTAATGAATCTGTGACTTTTCACCTCTTCCCACTGTTCTGCAAATTTAAGCCTCATGATGCTCGTAATCTCTCTGGATTCGTACTGTTTCGGCTTGCAGTTTTCGTGGTGCAACGCTCTCTCGTAAATCATCTGAACACATACAAACTCCTCATCCGTCATTTCAAGAAACATCTCAATGATGCCCACAAGAGTATCCTGAGGCATACATTCCTTCTGAAATTCAATGAGTTCTTTTTCCAACTCCTTATTAAATACAAGTTTAGTGTTAATGCCCTTTTTATACATATTCATTATTTCAGCCCAGCACTGTTCTATGTATGCCCTTGTTTCTTCGTCATCCTCCAACGGATGATGCAATGCCTTTTCCTTATTTACCATTACCGGTACAAATCTTCTGTTACCTGTACGGTCAAATGGCAGGAAATCAGCATTATTGGAAGAACCCACAAATATGCATTGTCTTGGTCTGTCTTCAGGATGGGTTTCATATGGTACCTTGTAAGTTTCACTCTGACGGCTTAAAAATGACTTAATGTCCTCAACACTTCTTGCATTACAGGTTGCAAGCATTTCCGCCATTTCAATAATCCAGTGTCCCTGAATCTTACGAAACACGTTGTCATCATCAAGTTTTCTTAAGTCATCCGAAAACCACTCATTTTCCATTGCAAGAAGTCTTAGAAAACTTGACTTTCCTGCACCCTGCCCGCCTACCAGACAAACCATATATTCAAACTTACAACCGGGATTGTAAACTCTATGTACTGCTCCCATCATCATTATTCTTGTTGCTTCAAATATGTAATTACTTTCATCTGTTCCAAGGTATCTCGGTAGCAGATACCTAAGCCTTGAGTTTCCATCCCACTCCAGACTTTCTAGTTTGTCTATAATGGGATGATAATGGTTGTTGTTGCCTACAATGTCAATTGCACGTTTAATGTTTTTATCTCTTGTAATTCCGTAAAACTTTTCCATTCTAAGCATTATGTTGTTAAAATCCGTATCGGTAAATGTCTTTGAACGCCTTCTCCAATCCATCTTCTTAACAATGTCTGTCTTACAGGAAAGTTCATTACGCCTTATTGCATCCTTTAACATTGGGTCATTATTTAAAACCTCAATTACATTTTCAATGGTTTGTCTCGGACTTCCATCAGGACGTTTTTTAAGGCTATCCCTTATAGCCGCTATTTCTTTATTATCTGTGTCCTCCACATTGGAGGATCTATTTATTGTATTGTCATTCATCTTTTTGTTTTCCTCCTATCAAACAAATTCTTCTTGTTAGTGGAAGAAACTCTTGCTATAATTCAATTGTCAGTTAAATGTAGCAAGGGAATCTTCCCGGTTACAACCAGCCCTTGGCTTTATGCCTTGGGCTTTTTAATTATGGTTATTGTCAATTAAATCCGCAACGCTTCTTGCTTTGTTAGGATATAAATGACCATAAGTATTTAACGTAATTCTTATATCCTTATGTCCCAGCCTTTCCTTAATAAGTAATGGTTCTACACCTTTATCAATAAGATAAGCAACGTGACTATGTCGCAAATCGTGAACTCTTATTTTCTTAACATTAGCCTTTTCGATTTGTCTTCTCATTTTGTTTTGTAATGCACGACATCCTATAGGAAATAACCTTATATTTTCAGGTAATCCATATTGTCTATCACACCATTCTTTTATTTCTTCTTTAAGAAAAATTGGGATTTCAACAACTCTTACTGACTGCTCTGTTTTAGGTGTAGTAATAATATCTTTACCATTTGCTCTATAGTAAGTTTTTGTGATACTGATTCTGTTGTTATAAAAATCAATATCCGACTTAGATAAAGCCAGCAGTTCTCCTTCTCTTATTCCTGTCCAAAATAAGATTTCAAACATTATGTAATATCTGTCTGACTTATCAACCGTACTTATAAACTGCTTGTACTCATCTACTGTCCAGAACGTTAAGCTGCGCTTATCATCTTTTCCCATTCTCTTTACTTTTTTACATGGATTATTAGCCAAATCATATATTTTCGTTGCATGTGTAAATAAAGCCGTTAACTGATTTTGAATCATTCTCATATATGATTCTGACAGATTTTTCTTATAGATTTCATTCTGCCATGCTATAATCTGTGCAGGTTTTATGTCTGACATTTTCATATCTCCAAAATATGGTATAAGATAACTGTCAATCATATATCTCTTATTTTGCTTTGTTCTTGATTTAAGCTCATTTTCCTTATCCTGAAAATACTGCTCCACAAATACTTTCATACTCATTTGAAGATTTCCCTGCTTCTTTAGATTTCTGTCACATTCATATTTTTTTGCTTCTCTTTGTGTCTTAAATCCACGTTTTTTCTTCTGTTTATTCACACCATAAACATTAGGTTCATACCATTGTGCAACCCATTTTCCTGTTTCTTTGTCTTTAAATGCCATCGCTTAGTTCTCCTTTTCTGATTCTTTTAATCCAAATAATTTCTGCTCCAAATAGGCTTTCGGAATTTTTCCTGCAACTACAAGATATCCGCCTTTAGCAAGTTCTTTATTTAAATCTCTTATAACTCTATATGCATGACTGTTAGAACAATGTAGTAACATTCCAACATCATTTACATCTAATAAATACTTTTCATATATCATACGCTCATCTCCTTTCTGTATACGTTTTTCGTACGGTCGTGTCCATATTATAATGTACGAACTTCGTACTGTCAAGTGTTTTTCGTAATTATTTTTATTTGTAGTGTACTTTTTTCGTACGCTGTGTTATACTATATAAAAATTTAGAAAGGTTGGTACCTGCAAATGGGTGATGGAAAAAACCTAAAAAAAATCCTTGATGAACAGGAAAAAAGTGTAAGATGGCTGGCAAAAGAAACCACAATCAGCCCTACAACACTTTATTCTATTATTCAAAAAGACACTGCTATCAGATTTGACTTTGCACTTAGAATAGCCAATGTCCTTAATGTTGAAGTTTCTGACATATGTTCCGATTCAGCCCTCAAAGCTGAAAACTGGTCCGATGAAAGCAAGATTATATTACCTGAGCTTCCACATGGATTTGATAAAGTTCTGGACGGAAACAGAATCAAAACTTATTTAAAGAATTCTCTTTATCCATTAATGGAATTGTTTGGAAAACAAAGTATGCCTAAATTAGATGAACATTTAACTAATTATTATCAGCTAACCGATGAAGGCAGACGTGATGTAGATAGTTTTATTGAAGCTCAACTTCAAATCAAAAAAGATCCAAAAAGAGCTGCAGATGTAAAGAAAATTACAAGATGGTAA